CTTGGATTAAAATGTTTGTGAATCACGATGGAAAAAGTTACCTTTTTCCCTACCCCGTAGTAGATTTGTGCATTCAAAGCATTTTGTAAAATCAACACAGACTCGAACAAGTGTTGAGAAGACTTTAACATCCAGCACTTATACTGCTGTTGATATAAAGCCTTCAAGGTGTCAAGATCCAACTAAGGAGTATTTTGATTGGGAAGTTACCTATTCTAAGAAACCTATCCCAACTGATCTTCTGCCTAGGATAATGTTTCCTTACCGAACTTATGAGACTGAAATCCCGGACATAACAATAAAACAGAAACCTAAAGAGATTAAGTACTATGCGGGCCAAATTGGTCCTCTCTTTTATGATACTCCTTTCTGTACGACACCTTACGACTCAGACAATTTGTTTCTGGCATACACCAAAAGGTTGATGCCTGAGATGCCTGAGCCTATAGCCGAGGAAATCCAAGGACTTAAAGTCTTTGTTGATAACTGGCTGAACACTAACATGATTCCCTTCAATACACTTGAAGGTGAGCAAGATGTTTTGTTCAACAATTGGTTAGATAGTAATACACACTATACAGCTTCACGCAAAGAGAATTTGCGAACAACACACACTCAAATGTACCAGGGGGGCTTACCTCGCCTTATTAGAAGGGATTTTATATGTAAGAGCTTTGTCAAAAGAGAATTTTATGAAGAAAACAAATGTTTGAGATTTATAAATTCCAGAACTGACCGATTTAAAGTAAGAGTTGGACCTTTTATCCACCTCCTTGAGGAGAATTTCTTTAAATCTGATTGGTTCGTCAAACATCATGACCTGCTTGAACTGCCTTCTAGAATAAATAATTTATCAAAATTCAAATACCTATTGGAAACAGATTATTCGTCTTTTGAATCTGGGTTTTCACCACAGTATGTTGATGTCGTTGAGTGTCAGTTGTTCAGATACATGTTCCGAAATAATCCGAACATTTTGTCAGATATAATGAAGTGCTACTATCAGAAGAATGAATTGGGACAATTTAAACCTCGAGTTGAAAAACTAAGAAATAAGTACTATAAGTGCACTACTATGGGCACTAGGATGTCGGGGGAAATGTGGACATCATTAGCTAATAGTTTTTCAAACCTCATGAATATGTTGTACTTGACAAACAAGAAACTAATTAAATGTGAGGGTTTGGTAGAGGGTGATGATGGTGTTTTTGGTTTGGATCAAAACACGTTAAAAGCTGAGGATTTTGAAAGACTCGGTTTTAAGATAAAATTTAAATACGCAGAAAAAATCAGAGACACAAAATTTTGTGGCATGCTTTTTGATGAAAACGTATTAAAATTAGTCATTAGTCCTGAGCTTATAGCTAGGCTAGGTTGGACAAACAACCCTATTTACATTCATTCTTCTAAGAAAATTAGAGACGAACTCTTACTGTCGAAGAGTCGCTC